GGGAACCCGGTTTCGGATTTGTATAGTAAATTTAGGTTTGTGTATAAGAAATGATTATTTTCTGTTAGTACGTCTACTCTGAGCGGCGTTACCCGCCTTTTTTCTGATCGTGTTTGGTGTTTTTGGTTTGTTATTTATTTTCGTCTTGTTTGGTTTTACAAACTTGACGAAATTTAAGTTTTTTCTAAACATTGGTTTTTGTGTAAGTGGATTTACACCGATATAATCGTTTGGTCTAAGACTGTATAAAGTGTTAATATTAGTAATATTAGTATTGTTATTTTGCGTTTTTATCCAGTTTAAAAGTGTTTTTTCGCGTAAATACTTATTGTATCCTAGATATATGGCATTATGACCTACCTTTAAATTTTCCATGGTTATAGAATCGCTACGTTTATTGTTAATGTTTAGGGGTACTTTGTTTAGGGGTACCTTTCTACGTACTATAGGTATATGTTCAAACTTTGTCGAATTATTTTTAGTAATTTTTAAACCAGATCGTATAAGTGATCTTGGTAACAATTTTAAATTATTATTATCCAACCGAAGTATCTGAAGGTTTTCAAGGTTACCAATAGATGGTGGTAACGATTTTAACTTATTATTATTCAAAAAAAGAAACTCGAGGTTTTTACAAAGACCGATTTGTGGTGGTAACGATTCTAAATTATTATAACCCAAACCAAGTTTATATAGATTTTCAAGGTTACCGATTTGTGGTGGTAATTTAATTAAATTATTATTAGACAAATGAATATTCTCTAGGTTTTTAAGGTTACCGATTTGTGTTGGTAATGTTTTTAAATAATTTTCTTGTATAAAAATTGAATGAAGCTTTGTAAGGTTACCGATAGATGATGGTAACGATTTTAAATTATTATTATCCAACCGAAGTATATTAAGGTTTGTAAGGTTACCAATTTCTTTTGGTAAATTGGTTAAGTTTTCATGTGATAGATCAAGGGATGTAATATTCATGTTCCTAACACCGAGTTTAAGAAGTTCCTCGGGAACTTTGGACCTGGAGTTACTCATATACATTTACCTGGTATTTTTTCTCACTTTATGATAAGATGATAGTTACATTACTCCTCCTTATCATAAACATATGGATATTTATAACTACGCGTCAACCACAGAAATTAAAGGACGTAAGGGAAAAATACAAAATTCTCAGGGAACATATAAAAACAGTAGAAGATGAAAAATTTAATAAAATAAAAAACGAAATACCCTTAGTTGCGTTTAAAAGGATAGGAGGTCCAGTAGGATATAACACAAATAAGGGTCAGGAAATAGGAATATGTTTGAAAGGTGATGTAAACGAAATATTCCACGTTTTATTACACGAACTCGCGCATAGTACGGTCAAAGAATATTCACATAGCAAACAATATTGGAAAAATTTTAAAGAATTAAGAGAAATGTCAACTTCACTCGGTATATACGATGAAATACCAGACAGAACCGCTTTTTGTGGTAGACACATCCAGGATAAATAATGTTAACTTATATAAATGGCTACACCTATTTCTAGAGTCGCTATATTCTTAACAGCATGGATTCTCATATTAGCAACGACGTATTCACCAATGTTTTCAAATGATGGTGATGTTAATGCAGCTTTGCTTACACTCGTCATACCAAACGTTTTGTTTTTCATCATAGACCGTTTAGTTCTTAAATCGGATGCGGGTTATTTCTTGGTTTCAACAGGTATAGCTGCTGGATGGACGTTTATGGTAAAAGAAATTGGAGGTGAAAAAATAAAAGATAAGTTCAAAAACTACGGGAAAGATAGAAAAACTTCGTTAGAAGTTATGGGAATTGTTCTATCTGGATTTTTACTGGGTGGAATATTATCGTATAAGTTTGTAGACGATAGTATTTACGATCACTGGTATAAAAAAGCTGTTGTATATGAACAAAACTCAAAAACCTATTAAATGTAACGACGAACGAAGTAAAAAACAACAGCTGCAACTAACCCCGTTGATCCAAGACCAACCATAGTTCGAGCACCGCTATCGTTTAGGAATCGAGGAACCGTCGTCGCGAGTTTCTCTTGAACTGGCTTACTAATCGCCACCGCAGTACACGCAGCAACTAGCAGCGCCTGCATCTGGTCGTCAGTAAGATCAAATGGATTTTTAGAAGACGTTTTCTTTTCTTTTTCGGTATGTGTACTTGTTTGTGGTTGTTGTTGCAAGGCCATCATAGGCGCTTGCGCTTGCGCTTGAACCATTCGTGGATCCACGGCCATCATAGGTGGTTCGAGTGGTTGTTCTGGTTGACCCATAATATCAGAAATAGGTGTAGAGTCCATCGTTTGTTTATTTTCACTCATATTTTTTTCTGACGCTATATTTTGCGGATTATCTTGAAACTGTATGTTATCGGGAGGTTGTTGTACAAAATTACTCGATTGATTGTTATTTAACGATACCATACCACTATCACCCGCATCAGATAAATTCATTGTCATAACATCGGTCATTTACTTACTGTGTGTATTTTTTGTTTTAATATGACACGCATTAGCCTGATAATCTAAAAATATAAAAAATCAAAAAAAGTAAATATAAAACTAATAGTAAAAATATAGTAGTATATTTAAAACATCCACTATTATGCTCTACTATTTCGTATCTTTCTAAAGCGGCTCTAGCAAATTTTTCCCTGTATGTATAATGACCAGGTATATCGTTTATTGCATCGTTAGTCTTTAACTTTCGTTCATTTTCAGGTTTAATGTATATAGGTTTTTTATTAAAATCTTTAATAAAAATTAAATTAAATAATATATCTTCGCCGTTCCATATAGGTTTAGCTTTCAAGGCAAAATCGTTCATTTTATCCTTTTTATCCATGAAATTTTTACACAATTGTTTATTAGTCATCAAAGTTTGAGTTAATACAATTAATATATCGCCTTGTTCTGGTTTTTTGTAGGATAGAATCTGATCTTTATTATATCCATTTTTAAAAGATACGTATCTTTTTTCGGTACCAATAACTGTATAGGGATCCTTTTTATATTCTTCATATATACGATTAACGTAATTCTCTGAAGGTAATCTATCGTCATCTAAAATTAAAATACAATCATTATTTGCATGTGTCGCTCTTAAAAATCTTCGTGCAACACCTAAAGTATCATTTAAATCCGCATCGTGATAATGTTTAACAATACTATACTCGGGTGTTTTAAAATACGTTTCTTTATTTCCATGAGAAATAATCACTTCATTTACTAATTTATAATTAACAATTTCTGGTAATATATCTTTAATTATATTATTAGGTCTTTTCCAATTCAGTATAACTACACTGATCATTTATAATATAACAATTCAAAATAATTAACTTTTTAAATTATAATTTGGATACAAACACCCAAACGTTTTTATAATTTTCGGTAAATCGTTTAATTCGTCGTAATCACACATGTCGTGATCAACATAAACTGTTTTAGTTTCGTGACACACATCAATCAATACACGGTATCCTTCATCACTTTCACCACCCGATGTAATTTCATTGTACACTGGATAAACTAACGGTGTAACAATTTTTTTCTGTAACAATTTTTTCGATAAAATTCGTAAACTATTCATTTCTTCTTAATAACTTTTAATTGTGTTGTTTTTTTAACTGCATTTCTATCACCTATTTTCATATTACCGTGTTTTGGATTGAACATCTTTTTGTGTGTTTGCCAATATTGTGGTGCACCAACTTTAAAGTTTTTTCGTAAAGTTGCTTTGTACCAAAAAACACAATCTTCTATTCTATTACTCTTAGACGTGTTATCCAATACCAAACACTCGTAATTTTCTGTACACGAATCCATGACTTTATTGAACATCTCAAAAGTTGGAAAAATTCCAAAAAAGGATTTATATAACTTTTCACGATTTTGAATAATGTTTTCTCTTAAAATAAAGATGTAATCTACGTTTGCCCTGAGTGCTGGTGGTAAATCCATACAATACTGCATAGTTAACATAAAAAATATCTTCCAGTGACGACCGTTCATAAAACATTGTCTTATGCACGTGTCTTTCATAAATTTGGAATCGTACATACAATCATCTAAAAGAAGAAATGCACCACAATTACTTTTTCCAGCACCGACTAATTTTCGTTGTCTATCCATAACACGTTCTATAGCTTCCCTGTCGTAATCACCGTATATGAAAAGATCTGGTATGTACTGTTGATAATAATGATTACCTTCTTCTGTTGCAGATAACACTATACCAGCGGGTAAATGCTTTTTGTGAAATAATATATCAGTTACCAAAGTCGATTTCCCAGTATTTCTTTTACCTATAAAAACACAAACTTTATCGTCGGCCATGTTTTCAGGCTTGAATTTTCTAAGTTGAAGATTCATTCTATGATACCGTATCGTTTTATTTCATAATATTTTACTCACACTTAATAAGAATGGCTGGACGTTTAAACCTTACTGCCACAGGTGTACAGGATTACTGGCTCACAGAAGAACCAGATTTTTCATACTTCCTGATGAATTTTAAACGACATACCAAATTTTCTACAGAAGCAGTAAAAACCCCATTTGATGGGAACTGTAATTTTGATACCATTAATGAATGTCGTATACCCAATAACAAGGGTGATCTCATGCGAAGTGCTATGCTTCAATTTACTTTACCTCAACCCAAGGCATCTAATAAAACTTTTACAGTTGCCGCTGTTGCTGGGTATTTTTATATAAACGGAATTAAGAGAAATGAATTAACCCTTTATGAAGGCACTACGTATACTTTTAACAATGCTGATCACACAACACACCCTTTTAGATTTTCAGAAACATCAGATGGTACACATAACGGTGGTTTAGAATACACGACGGGTGTAACAAACCCAGGTTCATCTCTTATAACGTTTACCGTACCTATAAATGCACCATCAACCCTATACTATTACTGTAGTAATCATCCAACGAT